GTTTGATGTTTATGGAATCGGTTATGATCAATCGATCATGATGCCGGAATTCGAAACGGTGCGCCATTTAAAGGCCAACATCACCGTTTTCAGTTCCGCAAAAACATTCCAATCAATATTGGATATGCAATCACAATTGTTGGATGAAAATGGAAACATCCGATCATTTGCCGAATTCGAAAAACGTGCATCAAAAATTGAAAGTTTATACAACCGCGCATGGTTAAAGGCTGAATATAGAACAACCATAAATCAAGCGCGATCGGCCAAAAATTGGGATCGCTATTCATCACAAAAAAACACGTTCCCATATTTAAGATACGAAACAAAAGATGATTCAAAAGTTCGGCCGGAACACGCATCGATGGATGGGATCACATTGCCGGTTGATCATGAATTTTGGAATCAGTATTTTCCGCCGAACGGATGGAATTGCCGGTGTACGATCACCCAAATCCGCAAAGCAACACCCACAAAATTGGATCAGATTGGAACAACCGATGATGGCACGCCGGAATTTAAAGGTGTAACATTGCCGGATCAATTGTTTAGATTGAATTCGGGCAAACATCAGGTGATTTTTGTGGATGATAAGCAAAAAGGATTATCACACCCATATTTTAAAGTTGATACAAGGTATAAAGCGTATCAGGATCGAAATTTCGATATGCCGATCCCGAATGATGTTAAAGACTTGATACCTGTGGCAACCGAAATCAAACCGCCGGTGATTCAATTCGATGATAAGAAATTCAAAACAATTGATGATCGCATTGAATACATAAAAACAGAATCCGAAAAATATGCAAATCCGGTTCATTTGGAAACGCAAATGAAAATGGATGATATATTAGCAAAAAAACGCGGTTTGGTTGAATTATCAAAATATGCAACCGGTGAAAAAAGATCGCAAATAATAGCCGATTTTAAAAAACTATGTGATGAATACGATGAATTATCAGTTTTAAAGGATTCTCAAGTTGATAAATATACAAACGATGTTATCGGATTATTATTTTCAAATAACGGATCGGCAAACGCTTTAATTGATACCGTTTCAAAATCAGTTGATAAAACACAAGTTAAAACCGGATTTGAATATTTTAATAAAATAGTTGGAAATAAATTAATTCCAAATGATGTAAAAATTAAAGTTGGATTGGATTCAAATCGCGCCGGATATGTTTCATCAACAATAAAAATCAATAAAAAGGAAACATTTGAAACAATTTGCCATGAATTAGGCCACATGTTGGAGGATAAAAATGCGCAATATTTCAATAAAATAAAGCAATATTACCAACAACGAACAAAGGATTATCCAATTCAGCGATTAAAAGATTTAACCGGTAAAAATTATAAAAAAACAGAATTAACAAAAGCAGATAAATTTTGGAATCCTTACACCGGAAAACAATATTTTTGGAACGTGTGGCGTTCCGGACAAATGATAAATGATCAACATGGTACTGAAATCACATCGATGTGGTTTACGCATGCATTAAGTGATTTAAACGGATTTATTAAAAATGATTTTGATCACTTTCAATTTGTATTTAAACTATTCAACGAATGAGGATATTAGTTAATAACATAAAAACAACAATTTCGGATGATGGAATTGTTAATTGTGATGATAAATTATTGCAAAAATTTATTCAATTAGTTGTTGATGTTGATAAATCATCACCGGAAAATGGCCATTTTTATGCATTGAATAAAGTTTTTAATGTTGAAATATTAGATGAACCAAAAAAGGATCAAATTTATTAATGGTCGATAAAAACATCAATAGAGTATTATCAGCATTTCGCAAAGCGAAGATCGATTTGCCGTTGATTGTTGGTCAACGTGCGGAACGATTTTTCAAATTATCATTTGTTAAACAAGGATTCACCGATAATGGATTTGATGCATGGCAAAAAAGAAAACGTGAATACAACACATTCAGATCACCATCGGCCGGCAAAAAAATATTATCACATAACGGATTTTTGCGTGATTCCATCAAATTGGTTTCACACAATTGGAATCGAATTGTGATCAAATCAACCGGTGTTCCTTATGCGCAAATTCACAACGATGGCGGAACAACACATCCAACGGTAACAAAGAAAATGCGCCGATGGGCGTGGGCAATGTATTTTGAAACCGGTGATCCGATGTTCAAAAATATTGCATTAACTAAAAAAACAAAATTGGATGTTAAGATTCCGCAACGTAAATTCATGGGTGAATCAGCAACATTGGAACGTGGGATCAAACATTTAATTGATTATGAGGTTAAACAATTATTAAAACAAAATGGCATCAAAATTTAAAATATTATATCAGGAAATCGCAAACAAATTAAAAACCGATGTTCCGGCATTGAAAACAATTCGTTTGTTCAATAACCAATTCAACAATGAATCGCGCGAAAATGCGTTTGCATATCCATGTGCGTTTATAGAGTTCCGCCGGATCGAATGGGCATCATTACAAAGATCATATCAAACCGGATCAATAACCGTTTCAATCCACATCGGATTTGAGGAATACAAAACAGAGGAAACCGCCATTTTTGATTTGATCCATGATGTGTTTAATTCATTGCAAGGATTCCAAACAACCGATTTCACATCATTAAACAGAACCGGCGATGTTCAGGATTCAAATCATGATAATGTAATTGTGTGGCGAACCGATTTTGAATTGATGTTGCCGGATCAACCCGATCCAATTGGAAAAACACAAACAACAATCAATGAATTGGAAATCCAACGTGATTTGGATATTGATAATCAGGTGATCCGCACCGGTGATGGAAATTATTAAACCGATATACCATGCATAAAAACGAAACCATTTTCAAACAACGCGCCGAATATGTGCAAAAAAGGTGCGCAAATGCCATCCATGTTGAACGTGAAATCAAACGATTGGCAAAGGAATTATTTCTATCCGAATCCACTATTTATAAGGATTTGAAACGCACGTTTCCGGATCAATCGTTTAAAGATGGAAACACCGTTTGCACAAATAAAAATAAATATTGAATTTAGGATCAATGAATGATTTAAAATTTATAGTAAACCAAACAGAAACAACCGCCGAAATGTTGATTTATAACAACATCGGATCGGATGGAACAAGCGGCCAACGATTTGCAGAGGAATTAAAATTCCTTGAATCATTTGGATTGAATGAAATAAAAGTTCGTATCAATTCCGGCGGCGGTTCCGTTTTGGATGGTTTTGCAATATTCACCGCCATTTATAATTCACCGATGAATGTTAACACATACGTTGATGGCGTTGCCGCAAGTATGGCCGGAGTGATCGCAATGGCCGGAAAAAAACGATACATGGTTGATTTCGGGAAAATCATGGTACATGATCCACATGTTGGCAGAAAACCGGATGAAAAGGAAATGGAGGTTTTAAGATCATTGAAACAATCATTGGTTTCGATCTTTGCAAATAATACTAAATTAAGCACAAAGGAAATCGATCAAATGATGGCCGTTGAAACGTGGTTGAATTCAGATCAGGCGGTTGAATACGGAATGATAGATGAGGTTTACACCACAAAACGCAAAATTCAAAAAAAGAAATTGGCAACCGCATCCATCGATGAAATCATCGAAATGGCATGTGCGGTTCATGGATATAATAAAAACGAAAACGAAAACGAAATGGAATTAATAAAAAATCATTTTGGATTGGCGGTTGAATCAACCGAAAACGATGTGATGGATAAAATTGCGGCGGTTGAAAACAAAATTTCCGAATTGCAAAATGCAAATTTGGAATTGAACGATGTTATCAACGCGTTAAACGAATCCAAAACAGAATTGTTAAATCAGGTTGAAAATGCAGCGTTAACCATTAAAGAATTGGAAAACAAAATTGCCGAAAACAAAGTTGATAAGGCAATCGCATCAGGTAAATTAGATGCAACCAAACGCGATGAATTGGTTGAAATCGCACAAAACAACACCGAATTATTTGAAACGATGTTAAATGCGTTCAAAAAACCGGTTGTTAAGATTTCAAATCTTATTGGAACACAAATAGAAAACGGCCGCGAAAAATGGAACATTCGCGATTGGGAAAAAAACGATCCGCAAGGATTAAAGAAAATGAAAAACGAAAATGTTGAACAATACAATGCATTGTTCAATGCGTATTATAAAAAAACAAATTAATTAACCATAAAAAAACAAAATCATGGCATTACAAAAAGAAATTTGGATTGATAGCATTCAGGAGGTTCTTTATAGAAATTCGGCATTCATACAAAAAGGAACAAACCATTCGGAATTCGTTTCAAACAAAACAGTTCATTTACCACAAGCCGGCGCATTGGGTGCGATCACTAAAGATCGTTCAAGTTTTCCGGCAACAATCGCACAACGTACAGATTCAGAATTAACTTACAACCTAAGTTCGTTTGAT